GAGGCATATCCACTGCAGATATACTAGCAGGTGATACCTTAGGTGTCAAGTTTTTCTCCAGTACCCTTTGTCCCAAAGGACTTACTAAGAACGATATAACAGTCAAAGCTCCTGCTATAGTCCACATTTTTTTCTCTATCAAACGAATTCTATCATCAACCAATCTTATATCTCTCTCGCATCCTTTTTTGATTGCGTTTGTTTCTCTTGCAAGATCAGCAGAAATTCTATCTAACTTTTCAAATAAGACTTCATCTACTTTATCTTGCTTGTCCAACTTTTCATTATGCACAGCGAGTAGCTGACCCATCTTCATAGAGTTTTCCTGAAGCGTGTCAACTACTTTTTCTAATCTTTCCAAAATAGCTGTGTTGATGTCGGACATCCGTTTAACTTTAT